TAGATGGTTCTGGTCTTGGTGCTTATCTTGTTAACCGTGACGAGCAAGGAGATGCTCTACAATCAGGTAGAGGTGTCTACGAGATCGCCGGAATCAAGATCTACAAGTCCATGAACATACCATTCTTCACTAAGTATGGTACAAAGTATGCTCCTTCTTCAGGTGCATCCGCTGCTACTGACCTTGACACAGTGAACCCAGGTAACACTGGTTCATTCGTTGATGTCACAATGGCAGACGAGCACAACGTAACCGTAAATGATTACGGTCAAGCTGCTAAGTTCGCTAACTCTTGCGGACTCATCTTCCAGAAAGAAGCTGCTGGTGTTGTTGAAGCAATTGGACCTCAAGTACAAGTAACTTCAGGTGATGTATCCGTGATTTACCAGGGAGATGTCATTCTAGGACGCTTGGCTATGGGAGCCGACTATCTTAATCCTGCTGCTGCAGTTGAGTTGTTCGCTGGAACAACCACAAAGCCTACAGCATTCGGGTAATGTACATAAGGGGAGTCTTCGGGCTCCCTTTTTTCTTTATAAATCTTTATGGCTTCTACCACAACTGATACCGAGACCGAACTCTCCGCTGTAAATGCAGTTCTAGGAGCTATAGGTCAGTCACCCGTAACGTCCTTAGTATTTGATAACCCTGAGATTTCTTTCATCTACAACTTATTGAGAGATGCTAATGTAGATGTACAGAATGAGGGATGGCACTTCAATACAGAGAGACATGTTAAATATACACCCGATTCCACTACAAATAAAATAGCAGTAGGTAATGATATACTTAAGATGGATGTTACTGATGGCTGGACTAAACGAAACTATGATGTTGTAAAAAGATATAATACAACTGATAAAACATTTTATTTATATGATAAGTATGATCATACAGATGATTGGTCTGAGTTATCAGCAGATGGTATTGATCTTGATGTTGTTAGACTATTTAGTTTTGAGGACTTACCATCAGTATTCCAACGCTACATAACATATAGAACAAGCCGTATGGCAGCAACACAATTAGTAGCTAACCCACAACTAGTACAATTACTAGCACAACAGGAACAATTAGCTAGAGCTGCATGTATGGAGTACGAATGTAACCAAGGTAACCACACTATGTTTGGTCTACCAGAGGATAGTACTTATAACTCTTATAAACCGTGGAGGGCACTAGGTAGATAATGGCAGGAATCACACAAACTATCCCTAACTATACTGGAGGGATATCTGAACAGCCCGATCAGTTGAAAGTACCAGGGCAAGTAAAGGATACTGTTAATGCTATACCAGATATAGTACATGGTTTATATAAAAGACCAGGAGCTAAACGTATAGGTACAACACCATTAGCTAATGTACAATCTAATGGATCTTGGTTTCATTATTATCGTGATGAAACAGAAGGATCTTATATAGGCCAAGTTGCTGCTGATGGTAAAGTAAGAATGTGGTGTTGTAATGATATATTTAATTCATCTGGTACTAAAGTAAACTCTGCTGGAGATGAAATCTTTGTCCATTATCATACAGTTTCTGGTGCTTATACACAAAGTAATTATAATGGAAGTGATTCAAACCATACATCTATAACTAATTATTTATCAGCTAGTAACACAGAAGATGTACAAGCATTAACTATTAATGATACAACATTCCTAACCAATAGAGATACAACAGTAGCTACTACAGGTACTACAACAGCTAGACCTCATAAGAATTTTGCTTATGTAGAGCTACGAAGAACAGAGAATGGTAGACAATATTCAATGAATATCTATGATGATACTTCAACACAAACACTTAAGAGAGCTACTGCGTTAAAGATAGCTAGTGATAATTTAGCAGAAGGTGCTGGTTCAGGTGGATGTGAAGGTATTGGTACACAGGTATTCTATGTAGATTCTGGTAGTTCAAAGAATTTAATATTTAGGATTACTGCATTAGGTCAACAGGGTAAAGCAGATACTGGTGATGGTGCAGCAGCTTATAAATGCACATATAACCGTGAAATAACACTGCTTCATGGTGGAGAAGATTGGGAAGATGGTGATACTTGTGGAGCTGCTTTGGACCAAGCTCAGACTACTTATACCTATACTGTTGAAGTAGAGGATCATGAAGAAGTTTCTATACAAGCTAATGTTAAAGCAGTCAGACCTAGACCTACACCTTTTGATGCTGATACAGCAGTAACAGTTGATACAATATTAGGTGGTATAACATCTGAATTAACAGGTGTTACAGTTAATGGTAATGCATTGAATTATAAGGTTATAGGTAATGGAATATACTTATGGACAGCTGCTGATGCCGATGATTTTAACGTAGAGATTGTCGATCAAGATCTTATGACTGTCATGCAGTCTCAGATTAATGATGTAACTAAACTACCATTACAATGTAAGCATGGTGTCATAGTTAAGATAGCTAATACTAGGATGTCTGATGAAGATGATTATTATGTAACATTCCAAGGTGCTAATGGTAAGGATGGAACAGGTTCATGGGTAGAATGTGCAGCACCTGAGATAGTTAAGAGTTTTGATGCTAATACAATGCCTCATGTATTACAGAGGCAAGCAGATGGGGACTTTTTAATTAAGAAATATGATTGGGCAGATCGTGAAATAGGTGATAATTTAACTAATCCTATACCTTCCTTTGTTGGAGAGAAGATAAATAAAACGATATTCCATCGTAATAGATTAGTATTTTTAGCAGGAGAAAATGTAATTACATCTAGACCTGGTACTATAGCTACACCTAATTTTTGGTCTAATTCAGCTTTAACTGTTAGTGCTATAGATCCTATTGATATATCCTGTGCGTCAACTTATCCTTCTGCTTTATATGAAGCAATAGAAATCAATACTGGATTACTATGTTTCAGCACTAACCAGCAATTTCTATTATCTTCTGATGATACTATAATGAATCCAGATACTGCTAAATTAAGATCAGTATCTATGTATAATTATAATAAAGTGATACCTCCTATATCATTAGGAAGAACAACAGGATATATAGATAACTCTAATAAATATAGCCGTTTCATGGAGATGGCAGATGTAGTTAGAGAAGGAGAACCATTAGTAGTGGAATCTAGTAAGCTTGTACCTAGCACTATACCAAAAGATATAGATTTAATAACAAATTCAAGGGAAAATAATGTAGTATTATTAGGTAAAACTGATTCCGATACTGTTATTTGTTATAGATACTTGAGGCAAGCAGATAAATTATTACAAGCTGCTTGGTTTAAATGGAAATTTAATAATCCACTTAAGTACCATTTCTGTATAGAAGATGAATACTTCTTATTAGATACAGATAACTTCTTACAAAAAGTAAACCTAGTACAAGCTGATACAGATCCTTCTATAGATCAAGATGATGTTAATTACTTGATACACTTAGATAACTTCACTACTATAAGTGGAGGTGTTTATAGTTCTACTACAAACTTAACTACCTTTACTCATGGTTCTGGTGGCTGTGTATTTAATTGGCAGTCTAGTGTAACAAGTCCTAATGGTACATTAGTTCTAGTTGATACAGATTCATCTACAGCAAGAGTAGGTAGATATGCAGAATGTACTGTTACAAGTGCTGGTGCTACATTTACTGTACCCGGTGATTGGTCTAGTGCTACTCTAAATATAGGATATCTATATGAATATAGTGTAGAATTCCCAAGATTCTATTTACAAAAGACATCAGGAGAGGTTGTATCATCTGATATCAATTCTAAACTTACTGTACATAGAATTAAATTAAACTTTGGTAAGATTGGTCTTTATGAAACTACACTTACTAGAGTAGGTAAATCTGCTTATACAGAAATATATGAATCTACAGATTTAGATGAATATGATGCATCAGATGCACCTTATTTAGAAGAAAAAATTAAAGACATACCAGTATATGAAAGAAATACTAATGTAAATGTAACTTTAAAATCTAGTCATCCAGCACCAGCTACTTTAAGGGCTATGTCCTGGGAAGCTGACTGGTCACCTATGCACTATCGTCGTGTCTAAATTTATCCACCAAGGAACTAAAGAGGCTGCTATTGAAGTGGCCTCTAATCTACGTCCAGATGACCGCAGAGAGGTCGAAGAAGGTCATGGGGTAGATCCATTAGAAACTCTTCTTTATGCAGTACAGGAGCATTCCTGTGTATGGTTCGAGGTGCCTAACGGCAAGACTGCTGGTATGGCAGGTGTCGGACCTAATGGAGAAATATGGATGTTATGTACACCCGCAATACATGAGTACCCATTAACTTTTGCAAGAGAAGCTAAACGTTTTGTTGAGAGTAGAACAGAACCTTTATTATGGAACATAGTTGATAGACGCAACACTGTTCATTTAAAACTACTCAGATTTTTGGGCTTTAAATTTTTGAGAGAAATTTTTCACGGCCCTAATCAATTGTCCTTTATCGAATTTTGCCGTGTGTGCTC